TGGTGGGCAAGCGCGGCCGAGCGGGCCCCGGCCGCCCGGCCGGCCCCTGCCGCACCGCCGGAACAGCCCCAACCGCTGGCGGAAACAAAAACCGGCCAGCTCACTCTATTTTGATGGGAGGGAGTAGAATGCGGCAATCGCCGCCCCTTGGGAAGCGTACTTGGAAGCCTGAGGAAGAAGAATATTTGATGGAAAAATGGGGGCAAATTTCCGTTCCAGCCATCGCAAAGAAGCTCAACCGCACGACAAATGCCATTAAAGTCAGAGCCCAGCGCCTTGGCTTGGGCTCGGTGCTGATGGCCGGCGAGTATGTGACTCTAAATCAACTCCTGCTGGCGGTGAACGGAGGAAGCAGCTCCTACGGCTACAAAATGAAAAGCTGGGTCGAAAATCGCGGATTGCCCGTCCATACAAAAAAGGTTGATCGCTGCAGCTTCCGTGTGGTCTACATAGACGAGTTTTGGGAATGGGCCGAGAAGAACCGCTCATTTATCGACTTTTCAAAAATGGAGCCGATGGCGCTGGGAATGGAGCCGGACTGGGTTGCAGAGCAGCGCAAGAAAGACTTTGAGGCATACGCCATCCAGAGGGAAGACCCGTGGGGCGAGGACGAGGACTCCCGGCTGAAGATGCTGCTCAGTAAGCACAGGTACTCATGGGCAGAAATTTCCGAGATGATGCACCGTTCTCACGGTGCGATCGCGCGCCGTTGCCGTGACCTCGGCATCAAGGATCGCCCCGTTTCGATGGAGCTGACCGGCAAGCGCGGCACATGGACCAGCGAGGATTTTGAGATACTGGCAGACGGCATCCGCCACGGTGACAGCTACGCCGCCATAGGCAAGGCGGTCGGCCGTTCCGAAAAGTGCGTCCGCTCCAAGGTCTACAACGATTATCTGACCGAGAACGCCGACAAGGTGCGGGAAATGCTCGGTGATGGTGCGTGGGGACACGGCGCGCCGGAAATGGACGTTCGTCATGGCTTCTATATCTCCCGCACCCGCCATCAGGTCAGGCGCGACCTATCCGCGCTGGTAACGGTCCTTCGTAAGCGCATGAACGATCTCGGCTATGATCCTTACTGGCAGCGGTTTATGTGCATGAATTGGGACGACATTGGCGGATGCTCCGTAGGGTGTACGGATTGCGACAGCTGCACAGCATTCCGGCGCATTCAGCCTCAGTATTGCGCACGGTGCGGCGGTACCTTCTACGAGCGCAAGGAAAACCGATTTTGTGCGGCCTGCCGCATAGCGAGGAAAAAGCAGGCCCAGCGGCACTGGTGCCGCGTGAACGGCATGAGCCGAAAATAATAAACTGTCCCAGCCGAGGGGCAAAGCTCGGCGTAAGAAAGGAGCGTTTTATGGCAGAAATCAAGTACATTCCGGTCAGTAAACTGTGGAGGCATCCCGATAATCCCCGTAAGGATCTGGGCGATGTGACCGAGCTGGCCGAGAGCATCAAGGTCAACGGCGTACTCCAAAACCTAACCGTTGTTCCGCTGATCGGGGAGATCACGAAGAAGTGGGACGGAGAAAGCTACCGCGTTATCATCGGCCACCGCCGTCTTGCGGCCGCAAAGCTGGCTGGTTTGGAGGAGCTTCCCTGCGTCGTGGTCGAGATGTCGGAGCGGGAGCAGCTGAGTACGATGCTCACGGAGAATATGCAGCGGTCCGATCTGACGGTCTATGAGCAGGCGCAGGGCTTCCAGATGATGCTTGACATGGGCGATACCGTCGAGGACATCGCGGAAAAGTCCGGCTTTTCCGCTACCACCGTCCGGCGCCGTGTGAAGCTCCTGGAGCTGGATAAGGACAAATTCAAGAAGTCCGAGGAGCGCGGCGTCAGCCTTTTCGAGTACATGGAGCTGGACAAGCTGAAAAGCCCGGAGCGCAAGAACGAAATGCTTGATTACATCGGCACTGAGAACTTCAAGTACAAGCTGAAACAGGCCATCAATGATGAAGCTGCAGAGGCGCGTAAAGCCCTATGGGTAGAGCAGCTGAGTACCTTTGCGACGCAGATCACCGACAAGACCGGCTATAAGAGAGTCAATAGCTTCTATACCAACGGAGAAGTCAAAGTGGATCGCCCGGAGGATGCCGATACCATTGAGTATTTCTTCTTCGTCGAAACATGGGGCTATATTGTGCTGATGGTCAAGGATGAGCCTACCACCCTTACCCCGGAGGAAGAAGCGAAAGAGCGCGAGGAACAGCTGAAACAGGAGCGAAAGGACGCCGCAGTAAAGGCACTGTCCGAAGCAACCGCCCGCGCCTATGAGCTTCGCGCCGACTTCGTGGCTACCGTTTCCGCAGCCGCCATCAAAAAGCGCCTTGCGGACATCGTGGCGTTGTGGGCCTACGCCGAATACTGGGATGATACCGGCTGGCTCACCGAAGAGGAGATCGCGCAGGCTACCGGTGCCGAGACTCTTACCGAAGAGGACGAGGATAGCGAGGACGATGCCGCATTTACGCTCCAGGCCGTGACCGACGCAATCGGCAAGACGCCCGAAAAGGCGCTCCTGCGAATGATCTATGCGCGCCTTGGTGATTGCAAATCTGAGGGCTACTTCCGTAGCTACTGGAACAGCTACGCCATGAAGCACGAGGAAAATGAGAAGCTGGATCGCATCTATGCTCTGCTCGTCAAGCTGGGCTACGAAATGTCCGACGATGAAAAGGCGCTCCAGGACGGAACACATGAGCTTTTCGGGGAGGCGACCGACGAATGAGAGCATCTACCTGCAAAGGCTGCGGCGCGGCTATCGTCTGGATCAGAACACCCGGCGGGAAGTCTATGCCGTGTGACGCCACCCCGCGCTATTACATCGAAAAGCCCCGCTCCGGCAGTAAAAAGATCGTCACGCCTAACGGCGAGGTCATTTCCTGCGAGTATACGGAAGATCCGCACAAGGCCACCGGCACCGGCTTCGCTCCCCACTGGGGAAGCTGCCGGGCGGCAGGCAGCTTCAAGTCGAGGGAGGAACGCAATGGATAAGCTGACATGGTATGACGAGGATGGGCGGCTTTACTGCCGCCGTGGGTATGAGGTCGCGCTGGCGCGGCTGGCTTCTTACGAAGCAACAGAGTTGATGCCGGACGAAATCATAAAGATGGGGATGATGTTCGAGGATAGCAAGCGCTATTCCGGCCGGCTCGAATTGAAGCTGAATGCTGCGGCAAAACGGATGCCCAAATGGGTATCTGTAAAAGAGAGGTTACCGGAAGATCGTAGCAATGTCCTCGTTGTCGCGTATTGGCACGAAAGATGGGGCGTCTATATGGGCTGGTGCGCTCCCGAAAGGGCGGAATGGAGTGTCCATATCGGCATTGGGGATAGAGACGATGTCGCAGTCACCTATTGGATGCCTCTCCCGGAGCCGCCGAAGGAGGACGACAGAAATGATTGATACCGGGGATGTCACGATGTTCTGCCATTGGAACAAAAGACTGGTCTGCAAAAAGGACTTTTACTGCGACACCTGCAAACATCAGCTCGCCGCCGACGATAAAGAGAACGGCAAAGCCAAGCCTGTGCAGCTGCGGTGGACTGAGGATTATGACGGAGGCAGAGTTCCCGAATGCCCCTCCTGTGGGAATATGCCGTACAGTTTGGAGCGGTGCATCTTCTGCGGTCAAAGATTTCTGCCCGATGCGCTCACAAAGGAGTGGAGCAAGCCGCCGGAGGAAGTACGCATGGATTGTCCCTCCTGCGGCGGGGAGAATACGCTGGTCGGCGCCAGAGCACGCAGCAACGGACACTTTCACGGTCGATGCACAGCCTGCGGTTGTGTGGTGATGGAATGAAAAGGAGCTTCTATGGAACGATTTGAAAACCTGCTCGATTTTATCAATGAGCTGAACGAGAACGGGCGCATTCCGTACGACGATTACAGTCGCCTTTTTGACTTGGTGCAGGAGTTCGCAGGAGCGGAGGAAGCAATCAACGCCGCCGCGACCGATATTGCCGCCCTGCTGTGGCTGAACGGCAACTGCGAATATTGTGAGCACGGAGAGAAAGAGGAGTTCAGCGGCGCGAACAGATGGCATTGCCGTCTCGGAAACGGCATAGACTGCCGCCCTGTGTGGCGCGGCGCTGCAACGAAGGCCTCCCTGCCGGAGATACACAAGGCAGAGCCGACTTCGATTCGTGCAAAGCCCAGCCGCGCGGAGACTATGTTCGGGCCGAAAGAGACATGGGCTATCCCTGATAGAGCAGAAGTCGAGGAGACCACGCCGAAGACATACAAGGGGTTTCTGCTTATTCGGTGCGCACAGTGCGGAGATTTGCGAGGCTTTTGTGTCAAACAGCCTATCTCGTCTTATCGGTGTGCGGCCTGCGGTGGAGAAACGCCGCTGCACGATCTCGCGTCGGCGCACATCCGCTGTAAGTGCGGGAAGAGCTTCAAGTATCGAACGAACATTGAAGAGGACAGTATCACCTACAACTGCCTTTCCTGCGGCGCGCCGGTCGATCTGGTCTATAACAAGAAAGCTCGCGCCTATCAGACGGTGCGATGATGCTCATTATCACCGTTCATGTGAACGCTCCGGCAGGGCAGGCCATTGGCATAAAGGAGCAGATTGCTCAGGATTTGGAGCGATACGGAGATACCCGTGTGGTGTCGGTAGAGGTAGTGCAGCCAACATACCGGCAAATGCAGATTGGAGAGATCGGAAACCGGCCGCACGGCAAGAAGTAAGGAAAGATGGGGGTGAGCCAAAATGACACTTTTAGAATTAAATCAGCACTACGAGCTGGTCGAGAAACTGACCAAAGCAAGAGAAATGCTTCAATCCCTACGCGACGCGGCTTGCCCCGGTGCTGCTGTTCTCACAGGTATGCCACACGCGCCCGGCGTCAAGGATAAGGTCGGTGACCTTGCGGCCGAGATCGTGGACATGGATGCGCGTGTCGGCTGGCTGGAAGCAGAGGTCAAAGCCAGTGAAGAGTCGATCATGCCGTTTATCTGTGGTATCGACGATGACCAGACGCGACTTATCTTCCGGCTGCGGTTCCTGCGGGGGCTTGCGTGGAAAGAGGTCGCAGCGGTCATAGGAGGCCGTAATTCGGAAGACTCGGTAAAGATGGTGTGTTACCGCTACCTAAGCAGCTGAAAGCCGTTCCGCGCTGTTGCAACAGGTTTCTTGATATTCCTCGCATCGTGTATTAGGATTAGACTCGTAAAATCCTACATAAGCCAGACGGTCATCCTTTCGGGGGTGGCCGTCATTCGTTTGGAAAGGAGGTTGAGGCCTGCGCGTTACTCCTTGCGCGCTGGTCATGCGCCGGGTCCAATGTTCGCCAGCAGAGGGCAGCGGTGACATCACCAAAAGGAGATTTTCCAAATGCTCGGAATTATCATTCTGGCCGCTTATGCGGCGTTGATGATCGGCGTCACGCTGATTTTCACTCGCAGAGCGACCAACGCAGAGAGCTTCCATGTTGCGGATCGGCGCATTGGTTCGGCAGTTGCCGCCATGAGTATCGCCGCGACCTGGATTTGGGCTCCCTCGCTGTTCACATCGTCAGAGATGGCATACACGCGCGGCATCCCGGGAATGTTCTGGTTCACCGTTCCGAATGTGCTGTGTCTGATCCTGTTTATCCCATTCGCCAGGAAAATCCGGGAGCAATACCCGGAGGGCATCACCTTGACCGGCTACATGAACGAGCGATACCACTCTGGTAAAGTCAAGGGCATCTATTCTTTCCAGCTTGGCGCGCTGTCCGTTCTTTCTACGGCGGTGCAGCTGCTTGCTGGCGGAAAGACGCTCGCGCTTCTTACGGGGCTTCCGTTTTGGAGCATGACGCTTGCTCTGGCGGCTATCGCTTATTCCTACTCTCGCTTCTCTGGATTGAAAGCGGCCATTGCGACCGACATTGTTCAGCTCGGGATTATCCTGCTGGGCGGCGGTCTGCTGGTTGCACTGAGCCTCCACATGACCGGCGGCATTGATACTGTGCGCGCTGGCCTCGGCTCCATCTCTGGGGAGTACACCTCTCTCACTTCGGCAAGCGGCATCGAAGTTCTCTTGGGCTACGGCCTACCCATGGCTATCGGCTTGATTTCCGGCCCGTTCGGAGATCAATGCTTTTGGCAGCGGGCGTTCGCCGTTCGTAAAGATCGCATCGGCAGAGCATTCTTCGCCGGTGCGCTTCTTTTTGCCCTCGTTCCGCTTTCCATGGGAACGGTCGGCTTTCTCGCCGCTGGCGCTGGCTTCATTGCAAATGATGCCGGCATGGTCAACTTCGAGTTCGTGTCCTCACTGCTTCCCGCATGGGTGCTGGTCCCGTTCCTGTGCATGATCGTTTCCGGTCTGCTCTCGACGGTGGACAGCAATCTCTGCGCGGCCGCGTCGCTCACAACTGACTGGCTTGGCATCGGAAAGGACACGGTGCAGACCTCCCGGCGCACCATGCTCTGTCTGCTGGCCGTGGCAATCGCCATTGCCAACATTCCCGGCTTGACGGTCACATACCTGTTCTTGTTCTATGGCACACTCCGCGCATCGACGCTTTTGCCTACGGTGATGACCCTGCTCGGGAAAAAGCTGACCGGCAAAGGTGTGTTCATCGGTGTTCTGACCGCGCTTTGCGTGGGGCTTCCGATTTTCGCCTATGGCAATCTCGCAGGGCTTCCCACCGTAAAAGCGGCTGGCAGTCTGACAACAGTGCTGTCGAGCGGGATCGTTGCCGCCATCGCCTCGAGAAAGGCGGTGAAGGCATGAGCCTCGGAAGAAAGCAGCGCATCGACAACAGTGCATGGCTGGAAGCCGTTGCAACCATCGAAGATGCCGTTTCCCGCGAGGAGCTGGACGAACTGACCGCTGCGACTGTGGCTGACATCAAGGCCACGACCGCCGGGAAGCGCGCCGCCTATGCGTGGAGCGCTGGCAAGGACAGCATTGTCCTCGGCAAGCTCTGCGAAGCGGCTGGTGTCACTGACAGCATGATCGGCGTGTGCGACCTGGAATATCCCGCTTTTGCGGCGTGGATTGAGGAGCACAAGCCCGATGGATGCGAGGTCATCAACACGCGCCAGGACATCGACTGGCTGGCCAAGCACCCCGAGATGCTTTTCCCCAAAGACTCCACTGCGGCCGGACGCTGGTTCTCCATCGTTCAGCACAGAGCACAGAGGATCTATTTCAAGTCGCATGAGCTGGACATCATCATTCTCGGTCGCCGGCGCGCGGACGGCAATTATGTCGGTCGCAACAGCAATATTTACACCGATGGCAAAGGCGTGACACGGTTCAGCCCGCTTGCGGCGTGGCGTCACGAGCACATTCTCGCGTATATCCACTACCACCAGCTTCCCATTCCCCCAATCTACGGTTGGAAGAATGGCTATCTGTGCGGTACGCATCCGTGGCCCGCTCGTCAGTGGACCGGCAGTATCGAGAACGGCTGGCGCGAAGTCTATGACATCGACCCCTCTATCGTCCGCGCGGCGGCAGAACGGATCGACAGCGCCCGCACCTTCTTGAAGGAGGTGCGGGCATGAAAGTCGTAAAGAAACCGCTTTCCGAACTCCAGCGCCCCGAGCGCAATGTCCGAATGCACACCGACAAGCAGCTGAAGGAGTTCCGACGCTCCGTCGAAATGTTCGGACAGATCCGCCCCATCGTGGTCGACGAAGCTGGTGTCATCCTCGCCGGCAACGGCTTGTATGAAACGCTTCTCTCCCTCGGTCACACCGAAGCCGACTGCTATGTCGTGACCGGACTGACTGAAGCCGAGAAGAAAAAACTCATGCTGGCTGATAACCGCGTCTTTGACCTGGGCGTTGACGATCTGGCCGCTCTGGACTCGTTCATTCTTGACCTGAAGGACGACCTTGACATCCCGGGCTATGAAGAAGACCTTCTCCGCGCGATGGTGATGGAGGCTGACGAAGCCAGCTATGCCCTGCTCGAATACGGCACTATTGAGCCGGAGCAGGCTGCGGCCATCACCGAAACGCGCGAGAAATACGCAGCCCGCGAAGAAGCGGCAGCAGCGCAGGCCGAAGAGGTCACCCCAGCGCAGAGCGGCCTGGCATCTCCGGCCGAACCTGCGAAGAGGTTTATCCTCTGCCCGAAATGTGGTGAGCGGATATGGCTGTAAAGCGTATCAGCTCGGACATTGATGTCGTGACCGCGGCTCGCCAGCGGATCAAGAATGTATTCGCCAACGGCGTTCCCGTGTACCTCTCATTCTCCGGCGGCAAGGACAGTATCGTTCTGGCCGACCTGACCTATAAGCTGATCCAGGCTGGGGAGATTAACCCCGCGCAGCTGACCGTTTTGTTCGTGGACGAGGAAGCTATCTTCGACTCCATCGAGGCGACGACCAAGGCGTGGCGGAAGAAATTCCTGCTGGCTGGTGCCAAGTTCCAATGGTGGTGCATCGAGGTCAAGCATTTCAGTTGCCTCAATGAGCTGTCCAGCGATGAAACCTTCGTCTGCTGGGACCGGCGCAAGCGCGATGTGTGGGTACGGCAGCCGCCGCCCTTTGCAATCCGCAACCACCCGCAGCTCCGACCGCGGATCGACAACTACCAATCTTTCCTGCCCCGCGTGACGATGGATGGCATTATGATCACCGGCGTCCGTGCGGCAGAGTCCATTCAGCGGCTCCAGTACATGGCGGCGCTGAACATGGGCGCAAAGGGTATCACCGGCACAAACACCATCTATCCCATCTACGACTGGAAGACTGCCGATGTCTGGCTGTATCTCCGTGAGCAGCGCGTCGATGTTCCCGAAGTCTACCTGCAGATGTACCAGGTCGGCGTCAACCGAAACCAGCTGCGCGTGTCGCAGTTCTTTTCCGTCGATACCGTACCCGTGCTGGTGCATCTGGGCGAATACGACCCATCGCTCATGGAGCGAGTTCTCCGGCGCGAGCCGAATGCCTACCTTGCCATGCTGTACTGGGACAGTGAAATGTTCCACCGCACCACAAGGAAGCGGCGGGAGCTGGAGGGCGAAGACACCAAGGACTATCGTGCGCTCCTAAAGGAGATGCTGTTTGTTCGCCCGGGCGACTTCTTCAACACGGAGCACAAGCGGAAGATCGCCAAGCAGTACCGCAAGATGTTCATTCAGATGGACGGAATGGCGCGGCCGCGTGACTACAAGAAAATGTACGGCGGTCTGACTGCTGGCGACCCTAAGCTCCGTACCCTGCGAGCCATCTACCAGGACATATCCTGCGCCTATGCTGATTATGCCAAGCGCTTCCGGAGAGGAGGTGAGGCAAATGGCTGACGTGGATTTATTCGCCCCGCTGTCCTCCCTCCAATGGGTGGAGCGGGAACGGCTCAAGCCCAATGACTACAACCCCAACAAGGTAAACCGCGAGAATCTAAAGCTGCTGGTGCAATCCATAATGACCAACGGCTGGACGCTCCCCATTGTGGTACGACCTGACTACACCATCATCGACGGCTTTCACCGCTGGACGGTGGCGGGAGAAGAACCGCTTCACTCCATGCTCGGCGGCAAAGTACCGGTCGTGATTGTGCGCCATGATGACGCGACCGAAGACATCTACGGAACGGTCACACACAACCGCGCTCGCGGTACGCATCTGCTCGAGCCGATGAAAGCCATCGTGAAGCGGCTGCTGGATGAGGGCAAGTCCGTTCAGGAGATTGGCAAACAGCTCGGCATGAAACCCGAAGAAGTATTCCGGCTGTCTGATTTCTCACGCGATGACTTCCTTGGTATGATGACAAAGGGCGTCAAGGGGTACAGTCATGCGGAGCTGTTGACAAAGCTCTGACGCAATACCGCAGGTAGGCGCAGACATGGCACGAGAGCCGCGTCTGCGCTTCTGCTTGTGTGTTGCTACCCTCTTGTCGGCATCGTCGCGCTGAGGCGCGGGAAATGCGTTGCAACAGGCAACGAAGCCGCAAGGTACTGTGACGACCCCCGCCCCACACGCCGCGGGCTCGCCGACCCCGAAAAAAGCGTAGTTACCAAGGCAAAAATCGGGCATTTCGTTACGCCCCCAGCTGATATTTTGGCATCAGTCGTGGTGCCTGCGGCGGTATCTGCTGCAAACCCCATCGCTTTATCCATCTCTCCCCGCGAGAATGTGGGGAAAGTTCAGATAAAGACCTCCGAAAATATAAGGTCACAGCGCAGGATAAGGGCCTCGCCGCCTTGTGGCGGTGCTCCGGTGCAATTCCGGTGAGTCCTGCATTCCCTAAGGAAAGGAGCTTGCTATATGGCTGGAAATGCCGAGAAAATCACCGATGAAACCGAAGTCAGCACAACGGAGCTGGCGGTGGTTCTGGGCGTGTCTGCCCGACGAGTGCAGCAGATGGCGCAGGATGGCACAGTACCGACCTGCCGCAAGGGCTGCTTCCGTCTGGCTGACTCTGTCCAGCGATATATCAAGTTCCTCTCCGATGGTCCGATGGACGATGAGGACAAGAAGCTGGAAAAAACGCGGCGCGTGGCAGAAACCACAATGAAAGCGTCCAAGGCCACCATCGCCAAGCTGGAGGCCGAGGAGCTGAAAGGCACCATGCACCGAGCGGAAGATGTTGCGGCCATGACCGAGGATTTGGTCTACACCATCCGAGGGGCGCTGAACGCGCTGCCCGGGCGTCTGGCTGTCGATGTCGCCGCCGTGTCCACACCTGCCGAAGCGTCCGAAGTCATCCGCAAGGAAGTCAACAAGGTCATGCGGGAGCTTGCGGGGTATCACTACGACCCGAAAAAATACGAGGAGCGCGTGAGAGAGCGCCGCGACTGGTCGGAGCGTGATAGCGATGACGAGTAGGCTCGCTGCAAACCGGCTGAATAAGGTCATCGCAAAGGCGATGGCTGGAATGCTCCCGCCCGATGATCTGACGGTGACTGAATGGGCGGAGCAAAACCGCCGCCTGTCAGCAGAGAGCGCCGCCGAACCTGGCCCCTGGCGTACCGAGCGCACCCCATACCTCCGCGAGCCGATGAATGCATGGACAGACCCCAAGGTACGGCACATCGTTATGGTGGCCGCTTCCCAGGTCGGCAAGTCCGAATTCCTCAACAACTGCATCGGCTATGTTATCGACCAGGACCCCGGCTCAATTCTCTTTATCCATCCCACCACTATTGACGCCAAGGAGTATTCCAAGCTCCGCATCGCGCCGATGATCCGCGACTGCCCCACGCTGAAAAAGAAAGTCAGCGACCCCAAAAGCCGCGACTCCGGCAACACGATTTTGCAAAAGACCTACCCTGGCGGCATCCTTACGATGTGCGGCTCTACCGAAGCCCACGCGCTGGCATCTAAGCCTATCCGCTATGTGCTGGGCGATGAACGCGACCGCTGGGCGCTGTCAGCTGGCAACGAGGGTGACCCGTGGGACTTGGCGATGGCTCGACAGACCACATTCTACAACGCCAAGTCCGGTGAGGTGTCCACGCCGACCATCAAGAACGCCAGCGCCATAGAAGCGGCCTATGCGACCGGCACGATGGAGCGGTGGAAATCCCGATGCCCTCATTGCGGCGAGTATCACGAGATCCAATGGGCGGACATCCGCTTTGAGCATGACGAGAACATCGTCGCAGGCAAGAAGACCTACAAGGTCCGCAATGTCTACTACGCTTGCCCGGGCTGTGGCTGCGTGTCCACCGAGGCGGAGATGAAGAAAGCCCCCGCCAGATGGGAAACCGACAATCCCGATGCCTATGAGCAAGGCTCTCGGTCCTTTTGGCTGAACGCTTTTGTCAGCCAATGGGCGAGCTGGGAGTCCATCATTCTGAAATATCTGAATGCAGTCGGCAGCACTCGCAAGATGCAGGTCGTCTACAACACCTGCTTCGGTGAGCTGTGGGAGGATCGCGGCGACCTAGAGGACGAGGACAGTCTGATGGCGCGCCGGGAGGAATACCCTGCCGAGCTGCCGGAGGGGGTGCTCGTGCTGACAGCTGGCGTCGATACCCAAGACGACCGCATGGAGTACGAGATCGTCGGCCACGGTCACTTCGGGGAAACCTGGGGCATTGAAAAAGGCATCGTCATGGGGCGACCCGATGACCTGTCTGTATGGGCGCAGCTGGACGAGCTGGTATTTGACCGTGTCCTGCGTTTTGAAAACGGCGTCGGTCTGCGGATATCCATGTCTTTCGTAGACGAGGGCGGTCACTTCACAATGGAGGTCCGCGAACAATGCCGGGCACGGCTCGGCAAGAAAGTCTTCTGCATCAAGGGTATGCCTGGCAGCGATAAACCGTACACCGCCCCGCCGAAGAAGCAGAAAATCACCATTCGACAGACAGCGGTCGGCACCTGCTGGCAGTACCAGATCGGTGTTGACTCCGGCAAGGAGGTCATCATGGACAACCTGCGCGTACAGACGCCGGGCGCAAAATACTGTCACTTCCCCAAGCGGGATGACTACGGCTCCGGCTACTTTACCGGCCTGCTGTCCGAGGTCAAGGTTTATGACCCGAACAAAAAGCAGCCGTGGCAGTGGAAGAAGATACCCGGCCACGAACGCAACGAGGCTTTGGACTGCCGGAACTATGCGCTGGCGGCTTTCAAGGCGCTTCCAAAGAACCTTGATGAGATAGACAGGCGGCTAAAGGAGGCGGGCGGTGAACGCGCCCCTGCCCCCGTTGCAACGCCTGTAACGCCGCCCCCGGCACAGCACAAGCCCAAGCGCCGACGCGGGAAGAAATATTATGACGATTGGTGAGGAGATCAACATGGACAAAGTAGAATTGAGGGCGCGGCTGGACTTCTGGCAGAGCGCCCTTTCCAAGCTACGCGCCGCATATCTCGCCCTGGTTGATGGCGGCGTAAAGAGCTATACCATCGACGACCGAGAGCTGACGCGCTTCGACCTGCCCGACTTGAAAAGTGAGATCGAAGACGCGGAGAAAAAGGTCGACGAGCTGCTCGCGGAGCTGAATGGCCGCAAGCCGAGAAAGGCTTTCGGCATCGTTCCCCGCGATTGGTGACCTTTTTCGTGAGGTCACGAAAATGATACCGGCAAATCGCCCGAGAGGGCTTTTGCACCGCGCTGCCCGGCAGAGTTTGCTCCTTTCGCTGTTGGGCGGCGCGGTTATAACCAAGTCATGCGTGCGCTTTTTCGCAAGAAATGCACGCGTGCGATACCAACACAGCAGGAATGCGAAACCGTGCATTCCTGCTGTGTTTATTTTCACTCACAGGAGGCGAACGCATTGAGCAAAAGAAAGAACCGCCGCCGCGCCGCTGCGCCGCAGGCAAAGGGATATAGCGAAGCCGGCGCCAGCGTTACCCGGCGTGCGCTCAAGGGGTTTGTTCCCGACAGCGGATCGCCCAATGAAGATATCAACCGCAACAATGCCAGCCTGCGCCAGAGAGCAAGAATGCTCTACATGGCCGCGCCGATAGCTACATCCGCCATCAACACCAACCGCACCAAGGTCGTCGGCACGGGTCTGACGCTGAAAGCATCCATCGACCGCGAGGTGCTGGGGCTTTCCCCGGAGGATGCGAAAAAGTGGCAGCATACGGCGGAAGCGGAGTTCCGGCTGTGGGCCGGGAAAAAGCAGAACAGCGACGCGCTGGGGCTGAATAACTTCGAGAGCCTGCAACAACTCGCTTTGAAGTCCTGGCTTCTCAGCGGCGATGTCTTTGTGCTGATAAAGAGATACCCCGCGACACCGTTCAATCCCTACACCCTGCGGCTCCATATCGTGGAAGCCGACCGCATCTGCACGCCTACGGAATATGGCGGCGGCAGGACAGTAGGCGGGTTTGTAGAGGGCGTGATCCCCGAGGGCAAGCCTGGCGCGGGCCACAAGGTCTATGATGGTGTCGAGGTCGACGAAAACGGCCGCGTGATCGCCTACCACATCAGCAACACCTATCCCGGGCAGCTCACATCAGAGCCGCAGAAGTGGCAGCGTGTAGAGGCTTATGGTGCAAAGACCGGCTTGCCGAACATTCTCCACATCATGGATTCCGAGCGCCCCGACCAGTATCGCGGCGTTCCGTATCTGGCACAGGTCATTGAACCGCTGCTTCAGCTCCGGCGCTACACGGAGTCCGAGCTGATGGCGGCGCTGGTGCAGAGCTTTTTCACCGCATGGATCGAAACAGAAACCGACCCTTCCGATACTCCGTTCAACGAGGTCGGCGCTGGCGATATTGCCGGCGTTCCGGCAGAGGTCAACGCCGATGGCGGGTCTTTGGCAAACAACATCTCTGACGATGACAACGAGTACGAGATGGGGCCTGGTACGGTAACGCACCTCGCCCCCGGCGAAAAGGTCAACTTCGGCAATCCCAATATCCCCACAGCCGGCTTTGAAGCCTTTGTGAAAACGCTGTGCAAACTGATTGGCTCGGCGCTGGAGCTGCCCTACGATGTGCTGGTCAAGGAGTTCAACAGTTCCTATTCTGCCAGCCGCGGCGCGCTGCTGGAAGCGTGGGAAGCGTTCAAGATGCGCCGTAAGTGGTTCGTCGATGACTTCTGCCAGCCGGTCTATGAAATGTTCCTGGCCGAAGCGGTCGCGCTGGGGCGCATCAAAGCGCCCGGCTTTTTCACCGACCCGCTTGTCCGCGAGGCATGGTGCGGAGCGCGCTGGATCGGTCCGACGCAAGGCAGCCTTGACCCGAAAAAGGAAGCTGAGGCCGCGCTCATGCTGATCGACAACGCCATCAAGACCCATGAGCAGGTCAGCCGGGAAATGGGCGGCGGCGACTGGGAGGAGAATGTCGAGCAGCTGCGCCGCGAGAACGAGCAGCTGACCCAGGCGGGAGGCAATAAGGTCACCGTAGTACAGACACCTCCGAAAGCAGGTGATGGAGATGGAGACTAATTTAGAACACCTCCAAGACCTGGACGCGCGGCGCATGGCAATCGCCATCTGGAACTACGCGACCGACTATTGCGCCTACTGCCCGAAGAACATGGAGCGCCGTTGCAACGAAAATTGCCGAGCAGGGCTCCGCGAATGGCTGAATAGGCCCTATATCCCGTCAAGCGATATTTGGAAAGAGAGGTAATGCGTATGAGCATTCCGGCAAAGAGAGCTGGGCGAAAGTCTCCCGCTGTCAGCATCTCAAAAAAGGTCTACACGATGGCCACGGTGAACGGCAGCGATGCTGAAATCACCATGTACGGAGACATCTATGAGGAGCAGCCTACGAACTGGTGGGGCGAGCCCATCGAGGGGCAGTACATTCTGCTCAACGAGTTTTTGGAAGACCTGGGGCAGATTGCGGCCTGCAAGAGCATCACGATCCGCATGAACAGCTACGGCGGCGATGCTGGAGCATCCAACATGATCCACAATCGTCTGCGCGAGCTGGCGAGGAACGGAACGAAGCTCACTTGCGTCGTGGACGGTGTGGCTATGAGCGGCGGCAGCCTCATCATGTGCGCCTGTGATACCGTCAAGGTCAATCCCTCCAGCCTTATCATGATCCACAAATGCTGGACTTTCCTCTGGGGCGGCTACAATGCCGATGAGCTCCGAGAGCAGGCTACCCAGCAGGAAGCGTGGGATAAGATGCAGGTGGAGATCTACAAGCGCAAGACCAGCCTTTCCGATACCGTGCTTTCCCACATGATGGCCGACACGACCTATATGACCGGACGTGAAGCCATCGACAAAGGCTTTGCCGACGAGCTGATTGAGGACGCGGAGCCGACAAGCATTGCCGCCAGTGCCGACGGTCGCAGTCTGTTCGTCAACGGTCGGCAGATGCACCTTGCGCCGGGGATGTTCGCCCCGGACAACATTCCTACGGTCACTCCCGAGGCCTCCGCCCCGGAGGGGACATATACAAATCAGCCGGAAGACACCGGCAACGAAGGAGGAGTATCCATGACTTTAGAGGAGCTCCGGGCTAAGTACCCGGACGAAATCGCCCAGGTGGAGGCCGCTGCCCGTGCTTCCGTCGATCACACCGATGCGGTCAATACCGCAATCCAGGCCGAACGCGCGCGTATGCAGGAAATCGACGAGGTTTCCGGTCTGCTCAATCCGACCGATGTGCAGCAGGCCAAGTATGGCGATAAGCCCTGCACCGCCGCCGATCTGCTGATGGCCGCGGCAAAGGCCGCCGCGAAGCAGGGCAAAAAGTTTCTGACCGACCTGCAGACTGACGGTGAGGAGTCCGGTGCGGCCGGCGTTCCCGCCGCTCCCGCAACCGAAGACGGTGACCCCGAGGATGGTGATGGCAAGGAAGCTACCACCCCCGAGGCGCGCATGAGCAACGCCCGCAGCATGGTCGCTGACCTGCTGGGCAAGAAGAAGGAGGGCTAACACATGATCAATCTGAGCGAAAAGCTCGGCGAGATGACCTTTGACGGTCTAATCACCGACATCAAGCCCGCGCCCGAAGTGCGCGGTGCGGTTATCCGCAAGCTGTCTGCCGCCGCTACCATCAAGCGCGGCACCATCCTGGCCAAGTCTTCCGGCACGGCCGGTGATGGCAAGCTGGTCATTCTCGGCACTACTGCCGCAAGCAACGAAACTCTGACCCCCGATTGCATCCTGTGCGACGACATCGAGGTTGGCGCCTCTGTCGACGAGAAAGTAGCGGTCTATACCGCAGGCTGCTTCGACATCAGCAAGGTGACCGTTGCGGCCAGCTACAACATCACCGAGGGTGACAAGGACAATCTGCGTATGCGCGGCATCGTCTTCAAGGCTGCTGCCGCTGCCAACTAAGGAGGGAATCACCAATGGCTGAACTGAATTTTTTCGATACCTATGTGCTGATGGCGATCACCGAGGAGATCGTTCCTCAGCAGACCTTTTTCCGCGACCGCTACTTCCCAACCGGGGAGCGCGACATCTTCGCCTGCGACAAGGTGCTGACCGAGTACCGCAAGGGCGACCGCAAAATGGCGGCGTTCGTTTCCGCCCGCGCCGGCGACATCCCCATGGACCGCATCGGCTATGCCATCCATGAGTATCAGCCCGCTTTCATCGCGCCGTCCCGTCTGCTGACGCTGGACGACCTGACCAAGCGCGGCTTCGGCGAGGCGATCTACGCCAACAGCACCCCCGCCCAGCGCGCGGCGCGTCTGCAGCTGGACGATCTGACCGACATGGACCGCCGCATCGTGCGCCGCGAGGAGTGGATGTGCGCCCAGACCATGATCAACAACGCCTGCACCATGCAGACCTACATCGACGACAAGACCGAGGGCGAGAAGCTGTATGTCAAGTTTTTCGATGACGCCAGCGACCACACCTATACCGTGTCTGCCAAGTGGAACGCCACGGGCGGCGACTTCTTCGGCGATGTGAAGGCCATGTGCCGCAAGCTCTCCAAGCGCGGCCTGCGTGCGGCCGACCTGCTGCTCGGCTCTGATGTAGCCGACGCGATTCTCGACATGGAGAAGGTGCAGAAGCTGCTTGACCGCAACAGCGGCATCATCATCGGCACCATCGACCAGGAGCTGAGCCGCTACGAGGGCGTCGTCTACATGGGGACGCTGAACTTCGGCGGCTTCAAGCTGAGCCTGATCTCTGTGGACGAGAGCTATGTCGACGACAACGGCACCGAGCAGAAGTATTTCCCCGCCACCTCTGCGATGGTCACCGCCCCCGGCTGCGGCCATCTGATGTACGGTCAGATCACCCAGATCGACTACGGCTCCACCGCCTTTGCCAGCCATGCCGCGACCCGCGTTCCGAAGTTCTCCCTGAACCAGGATGCGGACATCCGCAAGCTGCGTCTGGGCGCGCGTCCGCTGGCCGCTCCCCACGACTACTGCCCGTACATCTACGCGGCCGAAGTCGTGTCCTAAGCTGACGCGGAAAGGAGACCGTCATGACAAGAATTGAGATCATCTGCGGCACCTACGGCCATAGGCCGGAGGGCTCAAAGCACCCCATTCCCGTTGACCGCGGCGGCTTCTGCGAGGTGCCGGAGGCGGAGGCCCAGCGCCTTTATGCCCTCGGCGTGGCCCGCCCCGCGCAGGAAATGCCCGATCCCGCCGTTGCAACGCCCCCTAACGGCGAGGACGCTGATGGTGCGGGCGTGAACCCGCCCAAGGATGAAAACGGCGCAGAGGGCGCGGAAGCGGCGCACCTTGACCCCGAACAGCTTCAGTCGCTGACCAACGCCAAGCTCCGCGAGCTGGCCGAGGACATGGGTATCGACACTGCCAAGCTCAGGACCAAGGCGCAGCTGATCGCTGCCATCACAGACATTCCTCTGGAGGATGCCATTTCCGAGGAGGACGGCGCGGACGACAGTGAAGCACCCCCGGAGATCGGGGCGGAGGCGCCTGTGGTATGAGCGGTTTCAAGGACATGGTAGCCCGTGACAACCACGGCGTTTTCCTCAATAACAGCGAGTTTGCGGAGATGCGCACCATCAAGTACGACGGGGCGACCTACAGCGACATCCCCATCGTCCTTTCCGGCATGAAGGAGAAAGACCGCCGCCAGCTGATGAGCGACCATGCCCAGGGACTTTATCTTGTGTCGTCCGTTCTCCACTGCGCCCTGTCCGACCTCGGCGGGGCGCAGCCGGGGAAGGGCCAGCGCATCAAAATCAACGACC